ATGGAAAAATATATGATTGGAATGATGACACTAGAGAATGGTCAGAGGCTACTTGGATATGAAAAAAAATAATAGAAATATACCTTCTGTATTTCCAAAAGAATTTCCACGAGAAGATATATTAAGAGCTATAGATACTATAGAAATTATGCAAAATAAATTAAAAAACTATAAAGAGAATAAACGTAAACAATGATATTAACTGGAGAAAATTTAGGTGATAGATCCTATATCGGCAATTTCACTAGCCTCGGCAGCTTTTACTGGAGTAAAAAAAGCTGTGCAAGTAGGGCAAGATATAGAGGTAATTTTTAAACAATTACAAACATGGTCAGGGCATGTATCAGATTTACAAGAATGGATAGGGCAAGATAAAAAATATAAAAAACCTACTTTATGGCAAAAACTAACATGGGATAAGAGTGAAACATCTGAGGCATTTGATGAACTTATTGCAAAGAAAAAAATTGAAGAGATGGAGAAGGAGATCCGACATCTTTTTACATGGGGAAAGTTACACCATCTTGGAATGGATGGGCCATATGGTTACAAAACGTTTATTAAAATCCGTAGGGACATTAAAGCCAAAAGAAAAAAAGAAGTATACGATCAGATGCGTAGAAGGAAAGCTTTTTTATATAACACAAAGATGGGTATATTTATTGGAGCCTTTGTATTAATTTTGATTTGGATGGGTAAATTTTTATGGAAAGCAATTATGGAGGCAAGTAAGTAATGTTAAATTTATTAACTGGATTATTACCAATCGGAGAGAAATTAGTTGAAAGATTAATTCCTGATCCTGCTGCCCGTGCTAAAGCTATGAAAGAGCTTAAAGCAATGGAGCAAAAAGGAGAACTTGCTAAACTTGAAGCTCAGTATGCTGATAGAGATTCAGCTAGAAAAAGAGAAACAGCTATTGCTACAAGTGAAAATGCTACATGGTTAAATAAATGTGTAACTCCAATACTTGCACTAGGTACAGTAACAATGTCTTTTGCTTTGTTTTTAGTAATTATATTTGCAGATGTAGAC